TATCTTTAAGTTTCATAGGTTTCCCTTCCTTATCGTTGTACGGCTCTGTTTGCCGCTGTAAAGCCAGCTCTGTTTACAAGTTTCATATCACCTTCAGGGTGAGCTAGCACATACCCTTCTCCGCCTTCAATGTCGCCAATGTTTGCTTTTACATCAGCATCATGTGAATCTAATTGATCGATTATATTATTTTTTACTTCTCGAATTTTGTTTATAACTTCCCACATTGCATCATAGCCTTGTTTGTTTTGTGCAATATAATCTACTATTCTTTGTTGCATTGGTTTACTTACTTTACTACTCGCTAACCAACTTGTAAAGTCTTTGCCAAGATTATCTAACCCTGAATCAACTTTTTGATTGGTATAGTTATAAAATATATTAGGCAATCCTTTTAATTTTAAACCAACAAGCGTTTCTGTATTTAAAAATTTATCTATTGCTGTTGCGTCTTTGCTTATTAAAGTTCTAAGTTCTTTTATATTTTCATCTTCTACTTGAGGTGCTCGCTCAACTGTTACAGGTGGTACAACAAAAACTTCATTACCAACAAACATGTCTGATACATTATTTGGTAAAGGAGATTCATTGCCTTCTTCGTCAACTAATCTGTGTATTACTACACCTGTTTTGCTTTGTGAAATACGCTGTCCAATCGGACTGTTAGTATCTACTCTGTAGGTAACCATGTTTGGTTTAAACACAAATTTATTATCTTCAACAGGCGGAGTGTTATAGTATAATAAGTCACCTTTGAAATAACCTACAAAATCTTTTGGAACTGCTTTTTCATATTCGTCGTAGATGTCAGCCATGTTACCTACAAACATTTTGTAATTTGTTGCTTTCTCTGGATCCGGATTGTTTGCACCAGGGCGGGCCATAAGCATCTGCTGTAGAGCTTTTGCACTCTTTGCTCGTCCGTCATATCCTTTTGCTCCAAATCCTGATTTGTCTGTGAGTACAAACTCTCCATCTGCATTGCGGCCAAAAATGATTGCGGGAGATCCATCCCATTTGATTGTGACATCCGTGTGTCCTCCTTGCTCAAGATTTTTCAAACTTTGTACAACACGAACAGCACCAGATGATCCATCAAATATAACAAAATCTTCTGCATGTTGAATACGTGCATCTGCTTCAATAAGAGGCTGTTTGTTTATCTGTTTGAACTCGTAAAATCTCATAGCATTCTCACACTGTTTAAACTAAGTCCAGCTAGCTCTTTAATGCGAGTAAGTTCTGCACTTTCAGGAAGACCCTTGCCAATCTTCTCCATGTTTTCTAACCACGGAGCAATTAGTTCTTCAAAGTTAGGATCACTTCTTACATAGGCAATCATGCTTTCAACTGTAAGGGTGTCTGCTTCTCTTGCTCCCGGTCCTAATAGTATCTCTGCAATTTCGTCCCAGTCATCTGCTACCACAGCATCTCCATTGTTAGGATCAACTACGCCTTTGGTTGGACTAAATTTATAACCTCTACCTCTTGCAAGACTTGAAAGTAGCACAGCTCTGTCAGCACCTGTGTAGTGTTCTGTGCCTCCACGCTTGGCTCCACGCTGTAAGTTAGGATTATCTGTTAGCATAAAATCTGTTTGAACAAATCCATTGTTGGCATCACCTCTGATTGGTGTGCGAAAATGTATTTGCAAACCTGCATTTGCAACCCAACCTTGAGTAAATGTTCTGCCCTTGTTCATAATTTCTAGATCAGGTATGCCCTGTTTTTGACACCAGTTGGACAGTTTTGCTATAATTTCTTCTTTAGGTAATTCTCTTACATCAACGTTAAGATCAATGTCGCCTGAACTATTTTCTTCAAATGACCCATCTGGCTTGTTCTTCTTGCCTGTGGTTCCTAGCAAGTCTTCATCAATAAACTTAAAACCAAATGTAGCATTCAGCCAATCCACTGTTGGCTTTACATCAGCAGTTGCAATCCTTTGTGTGATAGAACCTTTTTCTGTTTTGAATACGTTGCCGCCTTCTTTAAGAATCATCTTCTTGCCTCTGCTTGTTTTCTATAATTTTTTCTATTCCACGCTTGAATTTGCGTGGGTCTCCGCTTTTAATACTGTTAAGGAAACGTCTTTCAAGCTCACCTGCGGTTGCAGCATCATAGTTTTGATTAATTGTATTGATAAGATTAATACTGCTGTTAATAATATTATTAGCAGTTGTTTCAATTAATCGATCATTATCCCTGTTCAAGCCAAGGTTGTTTAGTTCTTCTAAGATACTACGAGTGTGTTTTTTCATTGCACTTTCCTATACAATGTATTTATTGTATATAAAATAAATATAGATATAGAACGGAGGGCTAAAATGGAAATATCCAAACTTAATTTCAAAGAAAGATCCTTATTATTCGCAAATTTGGCACAGATTGCTTATTGTAACGAAAGAGATGCTATAAGTCAAGCGAAAAATTACTCATTTAACACAGTAGAATTCTACAACAAAGACGGAGCCCAAGCATATCGCTTCATGAACAAACATGATTTAGTTATAGCCTGTCGCGGAACACAGCCTGCAGAATTCAACGATATCAAAGCAGATCTACAGGCATTACCTGTTATGGCTGAAACTATTAGTCGTGTTCATCAAGGCTTTAAAAAAGAAGTAGATGATCTCTGGCCTATGATATTCGAAGATATTTCCCGGAAAGCAAATGCCAACAAAAATATTTGGTTCTGCGGACACAGTTTGGGTGCGGCAATGGCAACTATCATGGCAAGCCGTTGTCATCTATACGAAGGTATTCCCCCTGTTCAAGAACTTTATACCTACGGATCTCCAAGAGTTGGATGGCCTAAATATTGTGCTAGTCTTGCTGTAACACATCATCGTTGGGTAAACAACAATGACATTGTTACACGGGTGCCTCTAAATATTATGGGTTACAGACACCACGGTGAAGAACACTACATGAATGCATACGGCAATGTTCGCAAAGTCACTGGTTGGCAAAGATTCAAAGATCGTATGCGTGGTATGTGGATGGGTATCAAGCGAGGTAAGATTGATAACTTTGGTGATCACGACATAGGATTGTATATTGCTAATTTAGAAATGTATGAAATGGGTAAAGAAAACAGCCAATCTTAAACTTTCACAAGGTTGTCTCTAAATATTTCCCAAGCTCTTTCCCAGCTCCATTTTGTACTAACACTATATACTTGTTCTCTGTCTAGGTCAAGACATTTTTTTACAGCATATTCTAGTGTGTCACTCATTATACCTGTTTGGCCTTGATCAATAACATCAAGCGGTCCTTGCACAGGATAGGCCGCAACAGGTGTGCCACAGGCCATTGCTTCTATCTGCACCAGCCCAAAAGTATCCCAACGACTAGGGAACACAAACACATCTGCTTGACGATAATAGTCAGCAAGTTCTTTACCACGCTTGGGACCTACAAAATGTACATCTGGATATTTGTCTTTATAGTATTCTAATTTCGGACCGCCACCTACTTGTATTTTTGTGCCAACTACATCTAGTTTGTAGAATGCTTCAAGATTCTTTTCAGCACTGACTCTGCCTACATTCAACATTATAGGTTTAGTCGCTTGATTGTTTCTCACACCTGGTTTAAATATATCTCTGTCTATTCCTCTTGTCCAAGGCTTGATGTTGCGAACAAATCCTTTGTCGTGTAGTTGTTCAACCATTGAAGGAGTAGTAGTGAGTACGCAATTTGAATTTGAATGGAACCAACGGATCATAGGCCATGTTACACACTCAGGCACTCCAAATATTTTCTTTATAGCTTCAGGAAATTTAGTATGGTAAGCAGTATTGTAACGATACCCGCGTACTGCAAGATACCTTCTAGCATACAAACCAATAAGACCTTCCGTGGCGATGTGTATATGATCCGCATCAGACGCATCGATCTCCTTCCAAAGCCCTTTAGGGTAGGCAACTTTGACTTCGTTATATTTAGGTAAATCAAAGTGGCTGTACCTCCCGGGGTGAATATAATCAATAGTATAACCATCCCTAGACGCATAATATTCAATATTCTTATACGTAGTGACGACACCGTTGATTTGGTCAGGAAGGTTGTCTGTGATAATGAGTATTTTCTTTCCCATGTCAATCATTTTTCTTTCTTTTAATATAGTGTTGGATAGGCACTAAAATAGTAAGTATTACAATCCAGGCATAAAAAACATATAATGCATTGCCATCAGGAAACAACCACGGCATTGCTTTGATGCCGTCTTTGCCTATAATGGCAACCGTAAACATCATGCCAAAAAATGATATGAAAGGAACTAATGCTAATTTAGCTAGTAGGTTCATGATAATATATCTCCCATGTTCCGTCTGTGTGTTCTAGTAGAGCAGTAGCACTTTCAACCCAGTCGCCGTCGTTCATATACACAACACGGCCTATCTTTTTGATTTCAGCTTTGTGTATGTGTCCGCAGATAACACCATCATAGCCTTTGGCTTCACAGTAGGCTGCAACGTATTCTTCAAAACGATTGATAAACTTTACAGCATACTTGGCATTGTCTTTTAGCCACTTTGATAGGCTCCAATATTTTAAGCCCAACAGTCCTCTTACTTTGTTGAAGTAGGTGTTGAACATAATAAAAAAGTCATATAGGTTGTCGCCTATGTGCATGATCCACTTCTTGTCAGCACTCATAAGGTTGTCAAAGGCATCACCATGTGTAATAAGATATCGTTTGCCATCGACTCCAACATAATCGTAACGGTTTAGGATTTGTATGCGACCAAAGGTTATACCAAAGCGTAGAAAAGCACGAAGTGCTTCATCATGATTGCCTAGTATATAATAAACTTTGGTGTTGCGTTTAGAATGTGTGAGTATTCTGCGTATTACGTTTGTGTGGCTCTGTGGCCAGTACCAACGTTTTTTAATGCGCCAGCCATCTATAATATCACCTACAAGGAATAAATTATCACAGGTATTGTTTTTAAGAAATTCGCAAAGAGCGTCTGCTTGACACCCTCTGGTCCCCAAATGTATATCTGATATGAATATACTTTTGTAATGCATATCGTATTTATTTTTTACTGCAACATACAATTATTACAGTTTTATTACAGGATCAAAAAAAATTAGTAAAGATAGTATGTTGTA